AGGCGGAGATTATCACGTCTCATCCCGGCGGATGGCTCGTGATCGACCCCGGCACGGCGGCACAGATGGTACTATCAATTGATTAATAGATCGGTAACAGGTAGCAGGTAACAGGTAGCAGGTAGCAAGTGGTAACAGAAGCTAAATTGACGGTAAATGGGTTCGGGGCTAGGCGGTGGGAACTGGTAACAGGTAACTAACCCCCATATATAAAATGGGGTTGTTACTGTTACCTGTTACCGTAGCGGCGACAAAGTTACCGAGAAGGAGAGAAGAGAAGGTGAGGAAGTTCTCTGGAAATGTTCCCGAAGGGTTCGAGGAGGCGTTCGAGCTGCGCGAGATGTACGGATCGGAATGGAGCGTCTACACTAGAAACACCGATCCAAACGGGCGGTATTTGTCTGTAAAGGTATTCGCTAATAATCCCGTCGAGAATAAAGCGAACTATTGGTTGTGGTGGGACAAGCTCGGGCAAAGGCTGAGGTCGATGAATAAGGACGCGGCAATAATGAAATCAAATCGGCCAGAGCTTTATAAGTTCGTGCGCATTAATCTCGAAAACAATTTCTGAGGGCGGAGTATATAATGAGCAGCGACCCCAACTCCCGCCAGATCGGTGGGGATCACTACAAGAGCAAGCCCATGCAGCCGTGGGACTTCATCGCGGCAAACGGGCTCGGATTTTTTGAGGGGAACGTTGTAAAATACGTTTGCAGATGGCAGGACAAGGGCGGCGTGCAGGACTTACACAAGGCGCGCCATTATCTTGATAAATTGATTGAGGTGGTCGGTGACGCGGCACCCTGAAAAGATCGAGCAGCGGGCGGTCGAGAAGCTGATCCCGTATGCACGCAATAGTCGCACGCATAGCGACGCCCAGGTGGCGCAGATCGCCGCCAGCATCAAAGAGTGGGGATGGACGACGCCTATCCTGATCGACGAGACCGAGCAGGTCATCGCAGGGCATGGTCGCCTAATGGCGGCGCGTAAGCTCGGCATGGCAGAGGTGCCCGTCATCGTCGCGGCAGGATGGACCGACGCCCAGAAGCGCGCCTACGTCATCGCGGACAATAAGCTGGCGCTTAATGCGGGCTGGGATGAGTCGCTCCTGGCGCTTGAGTTCGGCGAGCTTGAAGGGCTCGGGTTTGACGTTGAGCTAACCGGGTTCAGCGCGGAGGAGATAGCGGCGCTGACGCCAGAGGAGGTGCCAGAGGCGCTTACCGACGAGGACGAGGTGCCGGAGCCGCCAGAGGAGCCGGTGACGAAGCTCGGAGACGTTTGGCTGCTTGGGCGGCATAGGTTGATGTGCGGCGACAGCGGCAGCATTGACGCAATCGACCGCTTATTGGCTGGTGAACAAATCGGCGCTATCGTCACTGATCCGCCTTATGGCATCGGCATCGATGGACAAAAGGAAAGCAAGAACAAGAACCCAAAGCACAACCGCAAGGCGCATGCGTTTATGGGGTGGGATGCAGAACGACCAGACGAAGGAATTTTTAATTACATCGTCGCTGCTGATGTGCCTGCGGTGATTTGGGGTGGCAATTACTTTGCGGACTTGCTGCCACCCACACGCGGATGGCTTTACTGGAGCAAGGGACAGGACGGCCTAACCATGAGCGATGGCGAACTTGCCTGGACGACGCAATCGACACCGCTGCGTGCCATCACCGTAAACCGCGCCGCACTGCAAGGAAGTGTTCACCCAACACAAAAGCCGTTGCAGATTGTTGAGTTTTCGCTGGACTACATCAAGGCTGGTCCTGTCGTCTTGGACCTGTTCGGAGGCAGCGGCGCCATCCTGATCGCATGCGAGAAAACCGGGCGCTCCGCCCGTCTGATGGAACTTGCCCCGAAGTATTGCGACGTGATCATCAAGCGCTGGCAGGACTACACTGGCAAGCAAGCAACACACGCAGAAACTGGACAACCTTTCGCGGAGGTTAGTAATGGCAACAAAGAAGCCTACACTTGAAACTTCGGAATTAAAAAAGACAAACGGGCACGGCGGGGCGCGTCCAGGCGCAGGTCAGCCGCCGTTTAAGCCGACTGACGCCGAGAGAAAGCAGGTCGAGGCGCTATCAGGTTACGGCTTGCCTTTTGAGCAGATCGCGGTGCTTGTGCGCGACGGCATCGACGCCGATACGCTGCGCAAGCACTTCGCCCAGGAGCTGATGTCCGGCAAGGCGAAGGCAAACGGGCAGGTCGGCAAGACGCTGTTTCAGAAGGCCATGGCCGGCGATACGGCGGCGGCGATCTGGTGGAGCAAGACGCAGATGCGGTGGAAGGAGGTTCAGCATCACGAGCATACGGGCGTTGATGGCGCTCCGATTGAGATCCGAAAGATCGAGCGCGTGGTTAAGCGTTGAGCACGCTCCAGATCCAAACCCCCGAATGGGGCTTACCGTTCCTGCAACCCTCCCGCTACAAGGGCGCGCATGGTGGGCGAGGCTCGGGAAAGTCGCATTTCTTCGCCGAGATGGTCGTCGAGGCGCATCTCATGGACCAGCGGCGGCGTACGGTATGCGTCCGCGAGGTTCAAAAGAGCCTGGCGCAGTCGGTCAAGCGCCTGCTTGAGCTGAAGATTGAGCAGATGGGCGCGGGCGCGTACTTCGAGGTTCAGGAGTCGGTCATCAAGTCGAAGCACGGCGACGGCTTGATTATCTTTCAGGGGATGCAGAACCACACGGCGGACAGCATCAAGTCTCTTGAAGGCTACGACTGCGCGTGGGTTGAGGAGGCGCAGAGCCTAAGCCAGCGCAGTCTCGACCTCCTGCGCCCGACAATGCGGAAGGGCGGCTCCGAGCTTTGGTTTACTTGGAACCCGAATCAGGCGAGCGATCCGGTCGATGCGCTGCTCCGCGGTGAGGTTCCGCCGCCTGACTCGATCATCCGAGAGGTGAACTACACGGACAACCCGTGGTTCCCGGATGAGCTGAAGGCCGAGATGGAATACGACCGCTCGCGTGACCCCGAGAAGTACAGCCACGTCTGGATGGGGTCGTATCTGACTAACAGCGAGGCTCGCGTGTTCCGCAACTGGCGCATCGAGGAGTTTGAGGCCCCGCCAGACGCCATACACCGGCTTGGGGCGGACTGGGGCTTCGCAGTCGACCCTACGGTGCTGGTGCGCTGTCACATCGCTGGGAGGACGTTGTACGTCGATTACGAGGCATATATGGTCGGCTGCGAGATCACGGCGACGCCTGATCTGTTCATGACGGTGCCTGACGCTGAGCGCTGGCCGATCATTGCGGACTCGGCGCGTCCCGAGACGATCAGCCACATGCGTCGACATGGCTTCCCGAAGATCCTACCCGCGGTGAAGGGTCCGAAGTCGGTGGAAGAAGGCGTCGAATGGCTGAAGAGCTTTGATATCGTCGTCCATCCACGCTGCCAACATCTGATCGACGAGCTGTCGATTTACAGCTACAAGACGGACCCGTTGACAGGGATGGTTTTACCTGCTCTCGCCGACCGCGACAATCACTGTATTGATGCGTTACGATATGCTCTAGAGGGCGTGCGCCGGGCAAGAGTCTCAGCCACGCCTGCCGTAGTGACGCCGATCCCGATAGCCAACAGATGGTGACCGCATGGTCCGAATGACAAAGAGCGAGCGTCTCGACAAGCTCCATCAGGAGGCGATGTCGCAGTTCGACGACATCCAGTCGGCGCTGCGAGACGAGCGGCTGCAATGCTTGCAGGACCGCCGCTTCTACAGCATCAGCGGGTCGCAGTGGGAAGGACCGCTTGGTTACCAGTTCGAGAACAAGCCGCGCTTTGAGGTCAACAAGGTCCATCTCGCGGTGATTCGCATCATCAACGAGTACCGCAACAGCCGCGTCACCGTTGACTTTATTGCCAAGGACGGCGCCGTTAACGACCGCCTTGCCGATACCTGCGACATGCTCTTCCGTGCTGACGAGCAGGATAGCGTCGCAGACGAGGCCTACGACAACGCCTTCGAGGAGGCGGTCGGCGGTGGCTTTGGTGCCTGGCGGCTGCGGACCTGCTACGAGGACGAGTACGACCCGGAGAACGAGCACCAGCGCATTATGATCGAGCCGATCTATGACGCTGATTCTTCGGTGTTCTTCGATCTCGACTCCAAGCGCCAGGACAAGGCGGACGCCAAGCATTGCTTCGTCGTCAGTTCGATGACACGCAAGGCGTACAAGGCGCAGTACGGCGACAGCCCGTCCGACTGGCCGAAAGAGATCCAGCAGACGGAGTTCGACTGGGATACGCCCGACGTGGTGTACGTCGCCGAATACTATGTCGTCGAAGAGGTGTCCGAGCTGCTGCGCATCTGGCGCGATATCGGCGGCAACGAGGAGCGGTACACGCAAGCTGACTTCGACGCTGACGAGGAGCTGGAGGCGACGCTGCTCGCCATCGGCTCGACCGAGGTGCGTCAACGCCGCGTGAAGAAGCGGCGCGTGCATAAGTACATCCTCTCCGGCGGGCGCGTGCTAGAAGACTGCGGTTACATCGCAGGGACGTGCATTCCGATTGTGCCGGTATTCGGCAAGCGCTGGTTCGTCGATAACGTCGAGCGGTGCATGGGCCATGTCAGACTGGCAAAGGACGCCCAGCGGCTCAAGAACATGCAGCTCTCGT